CTGGTCAATGTAAAAAATGTGGTTGTGTTATGAATTTAAAAGTAAAATTAGCAAAAGCCTACTGTCCACTTCATAAATGGGCTCCAACCCACGATTGGGAATAAAGATGACCCCCAAACTGCTAGTAAGCATTGTAAATTACAAAGACCCAGAGTTTTTTGAAACTGTTAGAAGTCTTTGGGACACGTGCGACTTTAAAGACTCTATTGTGTTTTCTTTGGTAGATGAAGACGAGACGCCTAAGGATTTTTCCTTTATTCCAGAAAAAAATTTAATTTACAGATATTATCCTTCTGATAAGTACTATGGAGGCCTGTGCTGGGCAAGGAACTTAGCTACGCAGGTAGATTTTGATTACGAATACTTTGTTCAGTTTGACTCCCACAGTAGGGCTCGTAATGGGTGGGATAGAAAAGGGTACGAAAACTATAAATATATAGAAGCAGCATTTCCAGAAGAAAAAGTATTAATTTGCTATGCCCCTCCTTCCTATTTTATAGATAAAGAGGGGAACGTAAATTTAGAACTAGAAACCAACAAGTTTGGACAAAGAGCTGTTTGGTATAAAGACCTAGTTCCAGGATATGAATTTCCTGGGTATAGAGAATTAACTGGAACAGAGGTTGCAAAAACATATTGGACCACTTGTATGTACATGTTTGCTCCAAAAGCTTGGATAGATGAAGTTGGAGTAGATGGAGTTGGGGCTTTTAGTACTGAAGAGTTCAATCAGTCTATAAGAACGTTTTCAAAAGGTTGGTCCATATACGCAATTGGGGCCAGAGACGTTTTTCATCAACACCACGACTCTTGGGGACGAAACTATACAAAGGCAGCTTTGCGGCCTTGGGGTGATGAAAGAGAAAACGCTTATTGGGACCATGTACTAAGGGCTACTAATCACCTTGGCAGACTTCTAGCTGGGTTAGAAGATGTGCCTATAGAAAAAGTAAAAGAGTTTTTTAAAGTGACTGAAATAGATGAGCGTTTCTTAGGTATGTCAGATGCTTACTACGACATGGTTAATGCACGAGGTAAGGCTCTGGGAATGCCACCAAGACCAAACAGAAACGGTATGCCCCCTCTACCCTCTCCAGACGCACCAGTATTTAAGCCTGACAGACCGTAAATACTCTTAGACAATAGGTAAGGCGCCCCCGATATCAGGCGTTCACTACCACTCTAGAGAATAGGTACAAAATGGCAACAGATTCTTCAGGTCAGCAGGCCGTTGATTTTGTATGGGGTAACTTCCCTATGCAACCCAACGATGACCGTGCAGCGACCGTAACTAACACAGGTGGGTCTACTGGCGACTATGGCTGGGCACAGACCACTTTGGTTGCAAGTGCTCGCCTTGATGCAGCATTAGACAACCACGCAAATGCAGAAGCGGGTTGGTCAGGCTATCCAACATTTACCGCAGGAGCAGGTAACTATATGGTTACTGAAGCTTCAGGTAACGGAACAACCGTAACCTACAAGTCACAGAACAAGCTTGCTGCAGGAGATACAGTAAACATTACTGGTCTTACAGCATCTGCTTACAACCTTTCAAACGCAACTGTAGCTAGCGCAAACGCTCTTCAGTTCACAGTAACAAACGCAGCAAACGGCGGCCTTATTACAGGTCAGCGCGGTAAGGTTGAGTCAACAACTGCTCTAACAGCAGCTGATGGCGTAGGTCTTGGAAACATTATCGTTCCAGATGTTCGTGGTCTTGCTACAGCAGTCGCTGTTGACGCTCTTCGTGACGCTGGTTACGAAGCAGCTAACATCACAACCGCAGCTGGCGCAACCAACACCCGCACAGATGTCACACGCTTCAATGCTACAAGCACTACAGCAGCTGTCATCTACGCTACAAACGCACATACCAATTACCCAACAGGCACCAAGGTCACACTTGTTGCAGGAACTCCAGCTGGCGTAAGCCCAGTCAACCTTCCAGCATACGCACTTGGCACCTTTACAGTTACAGGTTCTGCAGGCGCAGGTCAGATTACTGTTTCAGGTTCTGGCTTTACAGTTGCAGACACAACTGGCATCAATGCAACTGGAACACTCGGAGGAGCCAATGGCACCATCCGTGTTCAGAGCACTGCAGCAAACGCAGCAGGCATTGCTACAACCGCAACAATTACCATCACCCCTTGGGCAAACGCTTCTTAATAGCGGCCCAAATAGAAAGGCCCCCCGCGTTCTGCAGGGGGCCTTTCCTCTTTTAAGCTAGTTTATTGTCGGAAACTCCTTATAGAAGTCTTCAAATCTTTCTCCATTTGTCTGCCCTGGATACACCTTCCACGATGTCCAGTCAGCTCCTCTATTTGACATGTGATACGCAATTTTTGCGTTAGTCACGGGGTCAAAGAGTTCTTTATTAGTTTGTAGGTTAAATTTTTCTCGCCTATCCGCTCCTAGGTCACCAAGCATATTGATTTGGAAGATGCCATATGAGTTATCTCCCGTGTTCGTATTGTCGTTGTGGGCAATAGGTCGGCCGTTCGATTCTTTCATCGCTACGGCCCAAGCAGTCCTGAGGGCCTTTCCCTCAAACCCGACTGCTTGAAGCAGGTCCTTAAGTTCCGCCTTGTCTAATGACTTGGCATTCCTAAAGTCAGCTAACGGGTCTTCGACTACGACTATAGGTCGTACCGCCTCTTGTGTACCCACATCTGCTCTTGCTGCTGCAATTACAAATGGGCTACCAATCAGTACCATGACATAAGCCATGATAATTGCCAGTTGGCTGTTTTGCTCTTTGCTGATATTAAGCATTTAATTGCTCCTCTCAGTAGTGGCAAAAGGCTCCATTGCTGGAGCCTTTCAGGTTCTAGACTGCCACAGAGTTACAGCAATGGTCAAGTTAAGCCACGCATAGAAAAAATAATTTTTTTACGCTGACATAATCAAAATCTCAGTATTTAATATAAATACGGTATTTCTGCATTTTATTGCTACACGGACGACATACACGCGTATTCTAATTTAAACTACCATGGGGAGCAGTAAATGTCTTTTGCAGAATGGGCCGCTACGCTAGCTAGCTTGTCAGCTTTTGGAGCCGCAATCATCGCGGCCACATCTTGGATACTGAAGAATTACCTAAAGAACTTTGTTCACGAGTTGAAGCCCAATGGAGGCTCCTCGATAAAAGACACCGTCAATAAGATTCACTTGGAGCTCACTGACCTCCGCATCTCGGTAGCCCGTCTAGAGGGTCGCTTTTCTCAACACCTAGAAGACGGAAAAGAGTAATTTAGCCTGACATTACATTTCTCCTGGGGCACACTAGTAGGTGACCTAAAAGGAGATTTTGATGGCAGAACAAGGTACCGCCGCCCGACTCGTAGAAGTCGCGCTTGGCGAGGTTGGCTATATTGAAGGTCCTAAAGACAATGAGACCAAGTATGGCAAATTTACAAAAGCAAACTATCAGCCATGGTGTGGCAGCTTTGTAATGTGGTGCGCCAATGAGGCTGGCGTTAAAGTTCCTAATACTGTTTATACCCCAGCAGGCGCAGAAGCTTTTAAGAAAACTGGTCGCTGGCATGAAGATAACCCACAGCCTGGAGATATCGTTTATTTTGATTTTCCTGCAGACGGTGTAGACCGCATCTCTCACGTAGGTATTGTTATTAAAGATAACGGTGACGGAACCGTAACCTGCGTAGAAGGAAACACAGCAGGAGACCCTAAAGGTAATCAGCGCAACGGCGGCGAGTGCTGCAAGAAAGTTCGCGCTTATAAGAAAAACAATGCTAAGAAACTTCAGGTTGGAATCGTTGGTTTCGGCCGTCCAAAATTTGCTGGAGCACCTGCTGCTGCCCCAGCTGAAGGTAATGTCTGTCCTACTTGCAAGCAGCCAGTAAAATAAGGAGATAACATGAATAAAGCTATGATTGAGTCCTATGCACGTAACCTGCTTGGTCAAGTTATTGGTGCCGTGATGATTGTCATGCAGACAAGTGGAGTTGCAACCCCTCTTGAGTTCGGTGCATCAGAATGGCTTCTAGTTGCTAACGCACTATGGGCATCATTAGTGCCTGTTGCACTTCGTTGGGTAAATAAGAAAGACCCAGCATTTGGTCGCGTTGCAGACGCTGCGGCAAAAGAAATTACAAAAAAGATTGCAGCTGAAGTTAAAAAATCAGCTAAGAAGAAGTAAGGGGAAGACACATGGCAAGCAAAACTCAGTGCGATAACTGCGATAACTCCGCATCCTATACATGTGCAGACCCAGGTGTAAACCCTGTTAATTACTGCACAGACTGTCTTCCAACCTGGCTGCTGCAAAGAGCCGAGGCTGGTCACTTCCCATTAGTTGAACAGCTTCCAGACTCTGATAAACCAAAGAAGAAGGCTGAAGCAAAGGCAGAAGCGTCTTCGGCAGATGAAGGTAATTAGAAAACAGGCTGTACAGGTACACCCAGTACCAGACCGTATAACTGAGCCTCAGGGCCCTTTTCCTAGAGAACTGTTTAGGGAACAGAGGATAGTCACTGACTATCAATCTGCCTATGATGAAGATGGGTCAGATGTACCTATTGGCGGCACTGTTCAAAATAACTTTGAACGCGTAATGCGTTGTGCCCGTTGTTTTGAAAAAGTGCTACAGTCTGAGACTAAAGACCATGTTTGCGAGGACGTAGCCGAAAATGCCGAAGAAGAATAACGGTTATTACAAACGCTCCGCCGATAACGCAAATCGAGTACTAAACCTATCTCAGGCATTTGCTGAAAAGCTTGGCGTTCAATCTCCAATTGATAAGGCGTTCTCTGCCGCTATTCCAATGGAAATCTCTCAGGGGTTTAGACAAAGGTCTGCTAACACTACTAATCCTTCACGCCCAAGAGCGCAAGCAATTGCTTATCATTCAGAAACTAAAGTTTTATATGTGGTATTTAGAGACGGTACTTGGTGGGAGTATAGAAATTGCCCACCTATACATTGGCAAAACCTACAGACAACGGAATCAACTGGTAAATATCTAAGAGAAAGCGGCTTAGACAAATGGCCAGATATGGGACCAGCAAACGTCTCAGACTTACCAGAGGACGGTGGACTTTCCGCATCTTCTAAAGAGATGTTAAGTTATGCAGCTGAGGTATCAAAAAGAATGCAGGCAGATACGGAGTTCTAATATATGAAGTCAATCGGACCACTATACGTTGGCAAACTTAGATACTGGCATAAAAAAGCCCTACCCATTCTAGAAGTAGGCTCTACCCAAGAAACAGACTTCCCATATAGGAAGGGGAAGTGTCTAGTATTTAGAGCCCCGTTTACTGAACCTGGTTATTACTGTGGGGTGTTTTATAAAACCCCAAATGTGGCGCCTGATGACGACGACACTATTGATAGGCTATTCTTAGATGCCATGAAAGGCAGAAAGGCCTGGGTACCTGAGGACGGAGCATATGATGAGTTTTTTTAAAAAAGAACCGTGGGTAAAACCTTTTCCTGAAAAAGTGGCTAAACGAGTGTCTAGGATTCCAACAGCTGAGTTAGAGATGTGGGCTGAGCAGGCTCTGATTGAGATATCCAAGTGTTTATCTGGATATTCAAAGAAAAGGGACCAGGTTTACATTGATGAGGCCCTAAAGGGCTCTGAGGCCCTCCACGCAGTCATTGACGAGTTGCATCGCCGAGTGACTATCAAATAGGATTATGATAGAATTGGTTCTGCCTCTCTCTTCCTCTCCCGTGTGATGGCCAAAGAACCTGGGTTTCAACATCCAGGTTTTTTGTTTTCCTCTAAACTTTCCATATGGAGAATTACAACGTGCTAGAAGATGAAGAAGACGACCAATTTTTTCCAGACGATGAGCTGGAAGATGAAGACAGTATTCCCGAAGAAGTTGAAGAAGAAGAGCTTGATGAACTCTCTAAAGAGTTTGTAAAAAAGCTTGTAGATAAAACAATTACTTTTATGAACGCCCTTGTTGGGCATGAGTTACACCCATATCAAATGCCGCTTGCGCGTCGCATCATTGAGTCTGTAATTATTAACGACGGTGAAGAAATTACAGCATTAGCTGCACGTCAGTCAGGTAAATCAGAAACTATTGCTAATACCGTAGCAACATTGATGGTTCTTTTGCCACGCTTAGCAAAAATGTACCCAGACTTACTGGGTCAGTTTAAAGACGGTATTTGGGTAGGCATGTTCGCTCCCGTTGAAGGTCAGGTAGAAACACTATTTGGTAGAACTGTTAATAGGCTTACTAGTGAGCGTGCACAAGAGATTTTAGGAGACCCAGAGATTGATGATTCCCTCGGCAAGGTCCCTGGAGTTACACGACAGATTAAACTTAAAAACTCAGGCAGTAGCCTCATGATGATGACTGCAAACCCACGTGCAAAGATTGAGTCTAAATCTTTCCACCTTATTGTTATTGACGAGTGTCAAGAAGCAGACGACTTTGTAGTATCTAAATCTATCTCTCCTATGTTGGCGTACTACTCAGGAACTATGGTTAAGACTGGTACACCAACAACTTCTAAGAACAACTTTTACCGCTCTATTCAGTTAAACAAGCGCAGACAAACAGCAAGGTCTGTACGTATGAATCATTTTGAGTGGGACTATAAAGACGTTTCTAAGTTCAACGCTAACTACGCAAAGTTCATCAAGAAAGAGATGTTGCGTATCGGTGAGGACTCTGACGAGTTCCAGATGTCGTATAACTGCAAGTGGTTACTAGAACGAGGTATGTTTGTAACCTCAGCTATTATGGATGAGTTGGGTGACACTTCTCAGGAAACTGTTAAGGCTTGGCACCGTTCTCCAGTGGTGGTTGGTATTGACCCAGCCCGTAAGTTAGACTCTACAGTTGTAACAGTTGTCTGGGTAGATTGGGACCGCCCAGATGAGTTTGGATATTTTGACCACAGGGTCCTTAATTGGCTGGAGCTACAAGGTGATGACTGGGAAGACCAATATTTTCAAATTACTAACTTCTTGGGTAATTATGACGTACTTGCTGTTGGCGTTGACGCTAACGGCGTGGGTGATGCGGTTGCACAGAGACTCAAACTCCTCCTCCCACGAGCAGAGGTTCATGCCTTAACTAGTAGCCAACCTGAACAATCTAAACGTTGGAAACACTTAAAAGCACTAATTGACAGGCGAATGATTGGCTGGCCTGCACACGCCAAAACTAGAAGACTGCGCACATGGAAGCGTTTTTACCA